GGGCGTAGTTGCCTTGCATAGGTGTTATATGTGACTCCACGGGAATCACGTTGCAACCCTGCCGATGTACGGGATGTTGCGGTACGCGAGCGCACCAATTGACAGCGATAGGTCACTGCCGTATGGCGGCTCGAGATGTGCATTGCCACGTGCAATGCCGATTGTGTGCGATGCTGAGAGCATGCGCACGAGGTCTCGGACCATCGGTGAGACACCGAAGAACGAGGCGTGTGATGCGGAAATGTCGCCCCACACGTAGGAGTGCGCGATACGGTCTCCGAAAGCACTCTTGACGTCTTGATAGTCAGGCAGGCTGGTCGGCGAATATGCGCGCAGTAGTGCGTCCGTCGCGTGCGCGGAATGCCAGACGGGGTCGCTGTACATAGTCTCAGCGCCGTGCACGCGCGACAGGCAGGCGTATGAGCGTGGTAGCACTGGTCGCTCGCTCCTGATCGCGGCGCTGACAGCAAGCCGGGCGTATGCGGGAGCATCAGCCGGCGCAGAAGGGCGCAGCCGGGCAATCCGCTCGTCGGGGCACAGCGCAGCGCACTGGCGGTACCACTTGGCCAGGCTTGAGTAGTCGGTGTAGTCAAACTTGGCACGCAGGGCGGCACCGGCGGAGGCGCCGATCGATGCGTTGAGCAGTGAGTCGCGGACGCGGTCCCAAGGGATCTCGTCCGGTGCGGGGGCCCGCCGACGCATCACGGCTAGTGCGTCCCGCGTCGCGGCGTCGGGCACTTTGCGGAACTCGAGGCTCAGCTGCGTCGGCGGGCGGGCGGGCAGCGTGACATCGAGGCAGGCGCGCGCATCGACGCCATCGAGCCACAACCCGAGGCCGTTACCGCTAGACGGGGCGTGGAGGACGCAGCTTGGCGGGTAGTGCCACCGGCCGTCTACTTTGACCGCACCCCAGTATCGGGCGAGCGCCTTAGCTAGGTATAGGCCGAACCGCGAATCGAGACCGCGGGTCACACAGCGAGATACGTGCTCAGCCACGGCCTTGACCTTCATGAGTGGGTCGGTTACGGCCTTGCCCATGAAGTTACCAGTTGCGAGGCTCGCGACAGTCCGAGCGAGGTAGCCATTAACGCCCTGCCGGGTGTATCGGCTCCGTAGGAACTCGCCGAACTCTCGAGATACGGCAATTTTTGATGCCTGTCCACGTGTGCCGATGTACCGCATGGCGCCGACGAACGAGGCAGCCTGCGTCCATGTCGGCGCCGTGGCGAACACGTCATCGCCAGCTTGCTCAGCGTGCGCGAGCAGCGCAAACGTCATGCCGTTGTGCGGTGACCGGAAGGCCAGCGGCTGCTGCGTGCGCGTGATGACGCCGTCGAAGCCAGTGTCAGCGACACTGTAGCGTGGCTTGTCATCGGTCTGCGTCGTGAGCGTTGCGCGCTT